GGAGCTTATTTTTTAAAGCTGATCTTGATTTCCGGTTTTCGAACGAAGTTAAATACTGGTTTAAAACCACGTGTTACTTCTTGGAAAGCTTCTGAATCAAAGAATTGGTTCTCGAATTTTATAAACTCAAAATTTTGAGCATATAAAGGATCGTGAATATCTTTGATGAAATCCAATATTTTAAGAGGATTATCTAATCTCTCTTTATTAGTATCGGGTTTCAATTCATGGAATTTCAAATTAGCAATTAAAGATAATAACTCATTATGATGTTTCAAGAAAAGATCAAGCTCTAAATCTAAAAACTTTTTACTTTTTAGAAATTTAGTTTTATTTTCTCTGAACTCAGATAAATAAATCAGATCATATTTCATTGATCATAATCGACGTCCAGTATCATAAGTACTATCTATATCTAATCCATGTCTTAATAAGTTAAGACTAGGTAAAGAGTTAGATGTATTATTGAAAAAGATGTTCGAGAATGAGGAGGTTGAGATAAAGATTTTTTTAAAATTTTTAAAAGAATCATCATTTCAATACCACCTAAGATATATAGGTTTCTCCAACTCTAGAGATTTATTACTAAGAACAAGATTCTTATAATAATTTCTAAGAGCTTCAGAATCATATATCGTATCAAGAATTTGAATACGATTGTTTATCACATTTATCTTATTAATAGTATTTATAGAATTAATAATTCTATGAATTAGTATTAATTTAAATGTCATAACATTGGTAGCAGCAAAAAATCTATCTCTCTTCGGAATAAAAGAAACATCTCATTTTCCAGTTTTTATATAATTAAAAATAACCTTAGATATTAATCCAGGAGTCATTCAATTTATATTACGACCAAAAAATGATAGAGGTTTACTTTTATCTGTTATTAAAGATAGAACATCATTCATAGGAATTTTTCCAACTTGAAATAATTGAGTAGCAAAACCTACTAAAGGGTATATTCGATCTATTGTTTTATCTTTAGATCGTCTATTACCAATTAGAAGCAGTTTTACTAAATCTTTACCTCATTTATTATTAATTAAACGTGTAGTAACCGCAAGTCTCCCAAAGAAATTATTAGATGTTAATAACTCTTTAAAGGACAAAGCAGATACATCTTCTCCAAAAAGAGAAGTTCGTTTAGCAAATTCTAAACAAGGTTTGGACTCAGCTATAATTGATTTAGATAAGTTTATTCCAATACCTAAATCCTTACAAAAGGATTGGTATCGAGTAGCAATATCTTTATCAAACAAGACTAGATCATCTCCTAAGATGATGTATTGATCATACCACTCTCCTAACGAAACTTTCTTGAATGAAATAGCCAAAAATTGAATCATCATATGATGAGTTAAGTTTAGCATATCTCAAGAAGAAAGAGCACCCATAGGTTGTCCAACTTCATATCGGAGTAGTTGTTCAGGAATATTATAATTATTTTTCGAGATTTGATAATCTCTATTAATAAGTATATTTCCTCACAATTCTCCTATTCCATAAAGACTATTTAGAATAGCTTTTTGGGAAGAAATAGGTAATCTATCGGTAGCGGCACTTAGATCAAAACCATAAGAGCAATTATACTTAAGAGATAACTCTTGAGCATAATTGAATCCTTTATTTTGATTATGAGTACAATCATTAGGAATATTTCTAAAAAGATCAAACAGCTTAAGATGTAAAGGGTTAAGCAATGATTGAGTAATAACATCAACCATCGCAAAAATTCTTAATTTCCCAGCTGCTTCCTCTTTAAAAGAAAGTTTTCCAGTATGACCAATATTTCCACTACCATCAATATTATAGTGTTTTTTCAAAAACTCTATATTATCGAATAGTATTGATATATTTTTAGACTTAGTAAGATTAATGTATTCAATAATTGATTTGAATAAAGGTTGATTAACCTTTAAAGATCAATACGAATCCAATAATCTTTTATAACTCACGGTTCCTTGAGGAGATGATTTAACTAAAGGTAAAACTTTAGTTACAACCAGATCCTCCATTGTATATCTGGAAAATTTCGAAAGATGTTTATAACTATTACTAGTTAACCATCTGTTAAAATCGTCCAAAATATAATGAGAACCACTAAACTTTTCAGTAATAGTAGATAACTTAGGATTAAAAGGAACTTTGATAACTCGATATAAAGAAAATATTGAGAGTCAAAGCCTAATGATCCGAAGACTATTATTACAAATACTGGATCGATCCTGTAATCGAATGATTGAAGGAAGTCCAGATTTGGAAAGTCTAGGGAAGTTATAATCAGGTTCAACCTCTCTCATAGATTTGAAAGGTTGACCTGCTATCTTCTTTTGAATACATAATTGTGATGCTTTAAGGTATTTGACTGTATACATCTCTCCATGGTTCTTAGTCATTTTGATTAAGAATTTACTGAAGTTATGTAACATTCTAAACCGGGAAGTCTCCTTCGTTGATAAAAGCGACATGGTTACAATTCTGTAACCAATAGTTTTAAGCAACGACCACAAGTGAAATTCATTTGTGAGCGAGATCATAGTTCCTGCTTTATAGACATCCTTATATAATTTAAAATTACTAAAGAAAATATTCTTAGAATCTTTTAAGATTTTATTAGTATTTTTCATGGTATTATAAATTATTAGTTATATTAACTAAGAGGAATAATCTAATTAAGGTGCTATCTAAAGAATCCCGTACATCCAAATGTACGAACTAGGGTTAACTAGATACATATGCAACCAGGTGATATTTCTATCAAAAGTAAAAATGCTACTATATGTAGAGCTGATCAACCAAAGTACTTACTTTGGCAGACTTTTTGACATTAATATTGCTAACTTAATAATACAATTATTAACGGCTTGTCTTAATTAGGGTTTTTCATTAGTTAAGAACCTCAATAGAGGAATTAACGATAAGGACCTATATAGCATCTCTATTCTGCGGTTCCTTTTCAGGGACAGAAGACCAGAGGGTGCTACCCGATTTAGCTAAGTCAACGACTTAGGCACTAAATCTATATATTCATAAAACTAAAATTCAGTCCTTAAGATTACGATCTTAAAGGCCAGTAAATTGGTTTCACCAAGATATACTATCTTGGGATTTCCAAAGAGGGCGAAACCCC